GCAATTTATCAGCCTTACATCAATAATATGAAAAATCTGATAACAACAGATCCAGTCCCAATACTTCCATCAACTTCAAAAGCGCAAACTGTGAAAGAAATTCGAGAAGCTAAAGAAAGAGAGTTACTTAATGTGGCTCGTGCGGCGAAAGATTATGAATCGATGGTTGCAGCTTTGACTCAAATGGAGCCTATTGGAGATAGCACTCTACAATCAAAGGAAACTTTTGACCCTTTTGGCACTAAGATAAAGGACGTGGAATATAGTCTTTCTTTGTCATCAGATCCTGAGCAAGATACTCATGAAGCAGTTCCTCATTCAAGTGGAACTAGGACTTCCCAAAAGAAGAAGAGGAAACGACGACAAGGGTTCTTTGATGTCCCTGACAAGTTGTGTGACACAATTGAACAATTCACCCAATTGGGTGAGTCTTTAACAGCCACTACTGACCGATTGGCAACTACTATGGATGGTATTGCAGCTGCATTGACTCCCAATTTGGAAAGAATCACCCACGAAACAGCAAATTATGCAGAAGACCCAGCACTCTTATTTAAGAGGATGTTTCCAAAAGCTTTATCAGAAACAGCATTAGGAGATACAATCTTCTATTTAGCTTTGGAATTTATCGATTTGTTTGCTATCAGAGACAAAATTACAGTGCCAGTTATTGGCATATCAGCTGTTCGCATAGCTAAAATACTCAACTGGAGTATATCCGATATTACGAAATGCATTCGGAAAATACTTAGTCCGCCACAAGAGAATCTGGACCCAGATGAAGTAGTTGTGCAAATGCGACAAGAATTTAATCCAGAGCTTAATGTTGCTGGAGCCCTCACAGGAGCAACTATCCTAGCCGAGGCAGCTTTTAGCGGAAGACAACCTGATTACAACAATCCAGGCATTTGGAGATATATGTCTGAGCATGGTCGTGATTTAAACAACATGCGAAATGGCGCTACAGTGTTAGTTAGCCTAGGAGAGAAAATCATGGCCTTTATTGAAGGTCTTCTTGAAAGAATGGGTTATACATTGCGAACCCCAGAAGAGTTTACTCAGAAAATTAATAGTATTTCTGAGTCTTTACAACATTTGACAACGCCCACGGTATGGTGCCAAATTGGTACCAATAGAGAACTTCGAGTTTTAGCACTCCAAACAATTAATGACTTCCTTCAGGTTCAGTCCCTATTAGTAAGATCTAAGATGGATAGGGAACATGTGACGAAGTATAATGTTATCGCTCGAATGATACACGACTTGCACGTAATGATGCGAGAAAATGCTGAGGAAACGGAAACCAAATTTGTACCTTTCCACATAAGAATTGTTGGTGACAGCCAAATTGGAAAGAGTACTCTTTTAAAACTCCTAGCTAATGCTTTGGCTAAATCACAAGACTTATCAAACGCCATTTATTATCCATCAGAGACCAACTTTCATGATGGTTATACAGGACAACCAGGAGTTGTTCGAGATGACAGGGATATTCGAGAAGATCAAGAAACATCAGGAGAGATCATTAATTGGGTCTCTCCCGTTCCTGTAATCCTCAATCTTGCTGATCTAACAAAGAAAGGTCGAAGAGCCGACTTTAAGTACATTATCAGTACTGGAAACTCATTATTTCCAGATATTGCCGGACTTCATGCTACAGGTAGAGTCCCGTGGCTCAAAAGAACTCACTTTCTTATAAAAGCTCAGAAAGTGGGTGATTACACTGATGACTTCACACATTTGCGATTCCGTACGTTCGAGAATCCAGCAGATACAACAAATCATGTTGGAGTTGAGCTAGGAAATATTGATGATTTACTTAGAGTATCTATTCAAAAATTTGCACATCATGCGGTATCACAATTCAGGACAAATTTGATTTCAGGACCATGGACTCCCATTTCCTGGGAGAGAGTTGGAGCACCAGCAATTAATCAATTTGTTAGAGATGTAAAACATGCTTATCTCAACAATATACGCGCTTTTGAGCCCAGAAGTCCCTCCGTTATAGGGGTGGATGTTCCACTTGTTCAAATGCTTGACCCAAATGCAGAATCAGGAGATGAAACGTTCGAATCAGATTTGCATGATGACAATTGGTATGAATTTATGCGAGACGTAAATAGGAACTATGCCATTATAAAATCAGAAGGCCGTTACTATATGTTCGCGAAGATTGATTCAGTGCCACGTTGTATAAGATCAGGAGATCGAGCTTATATACGAAGAGCCTGGGGAGTAATGACATCAGCATCAGCTACAGAGGAGCAACTCCAGAGTTGGGCCGATATGTATTATAATGACAATCCTCATGCAAATCAAGATTATGAGCAACAGGCTGGAGAACAATTTGCACAACAACATCAAACCTTCTTCTTTGGCCATGGCTCATATCAACTGGAAGTATTACCTCCAGATTGGTTAAACACATCAGCAACAGCTGTGGCAAACTTATTCCGGAAAATTGGAATTAACATAGCTCCAGAGGCAGAATTGATGCTTCTTCGCCGATTATTAACACAATATCGTTCCGCAGGAGTCTATGCATATTGCACTTTGATGGGTTTTATTCTTCCAGATCATTTGACACGAAATTTTCCTTACGCCAGACAGATTCGACAGGAAAGAGGGAGATATAATCACATGCTTATCGCCGAACATCAACGTCATATTGAAATTTTGACAAATACTGTTGATCAAGAACCAGTGCTTCGTACTGCAATTCGAAATTACTTTATGATGATGCCGCGAGTGGTTGAGTTATTGGCAGGAATTCTCTATCCAGTTGACTTGAACCCTTTTAGAAATTTTCACGATCTATGTGAAGCTGTTAGCACACCCATTGTTCATGGAATCTTTCACATTTACAGATTGATGAAGGAGTGGTGGATGGTTTCTATACCATTAGGGTGCTTGATTACATACTTCATAGCTAAAAAGGTAAAGAAGTACGTTTCATCGATTGAGGTTAAACAAGAAAAGATCAAGCCTTCAGAAGAACTAGTGGCGGAGGGAGCTGAGCATTGCATTATTGAAGGGAAGAATCATTTGTATTTACCCAATGATGGAGAGCCTAGAGAGCATGCTCATATTTGCGAGAAGTGTGGGCGAATTTATGCGCATACACATGTCAAGCGAGTGGTCGCTACACTCCATTGTAAAGATTGCCGCTTGAAAGTTTTCCGAAATTTACGACAGAATAACCCCAATTCAACGATTGCCGTTGAAATTGATGATGAGGAATTGGAATTCATTGAAGAGAATGCCTTGTGTGAAGACAATGTGTATTCTCCTACAGTGGCGCGTGGTAGACCAAATAAACATATCCGTGTTGAAGATAATGTTTACTCCCCCACTGTTGCTCGAGGTAGAGGACCTCGGAAAATCAGAGTTGAGGCAAATGAAGATTTCCAGACAGCCCTTCATAAGAAAAACCGCCTTATAATGACTGAGCAAATTATTGATGAAATTCCAATTCAACCGATACCTCCCGCATTCGTTAATGCTCCGCATACGTCAGACTCAAATGTTAGCACTCAGAGTCTCAAAACAGAAATGTGGCGTGTTAATGAATTGGCATACACAGTATTTCCCCAGGGTGATGACGATCATGCCAATTATTCATTGAGAGTCAAATGCTTTCGTAATATGGGACTGATTTCGTGTATTGCAGAAAACCGCAAACGAACAGTTCAGTATTTGGGAATTTGTGGTAATTGGATATTAACTGTCCTTCATCCTTTTAAGGAATTTATTGAAGGAAATAAACAACTCGAACTAGAAATAGTTAATAGAGAAAATCCAACAGGAAGGCGATTCAAGATTCAGCCTCAGCGAACCTGTATTTTGCCTGCACAATTCACTTCTGTGAAATGGCAGCGAGAATTGAGAAAGGATTATTGCTTTATCAACCTTAAAGGTCAGGGACTTAATAGTTTTCAAGACATTCGAAAATATTTTGTCAAACAAGAAGATTATCCCAAGATAATTGAGGGTAGGGGAGCGCATCTCCTCATTATAAGTCCTCAAGATCGAACTATGGCCATTTCCAATTATACTCAATCTGTTCATCCAACAGGTAATGTTACGCCGTTAGCTCACAATGTGGGCTGCGTTTGGGGATTTTCTTACCAGCTACCTACTTCAGACGGATGGTGTGGAGGACCTTTGATTATCCACAATCCTGACTTTTCACGGAAAATAATGGGAATTCATTTCTCGGGATCCACTAACAAGGGATTTTCAATCCCAATTCTTCATGAGGATATTGATTATCTGGCTAAACATCGGCTCTTTGTGAGCAATCCATTTGTCAGCGATATGGACGATGATGATGTCAGGCTTCAATGTATGGAAAGAATGGCACATGAAAATATGCCAGTGACAGGACAGTCGGATTATTTTGGTGTACTGCAACCAAAATTGAAGCCTTATGATCAACGTAAAACAGACTTGAGGCCTTCACCAATTTTCGACAAATTTCAAAAACATATAAGTGAGCCAGCAGTACTTTCTTTTAGAGATCCACGCTCACATATTGACAATGATCCACTTCTTAAGGAAGTGGACAAATCCCACACATGGTCACCTACTCCAGATAAAGAGTATCGGTCACGAGGCCGAAGACAAGTACTTGATATGTGGAAGAGAGCCGCGAGAGATGATCCTTGGAGAAAAGGGGTCTATCGCATTTTAACACTCGAAGAAGCTCTCAATGGAGATGGAGAGTATGTTGAACCTCTCAATATGAAGAGTTCAGCAGGATGGCCATTTACGCTATATCCCGGACGAGGAAAACATGCCTGCTTTGATGAAGTGGGTGAGGAGGATGATGGTCGAAAGATTTATCGTCCTAACAAGTACTTTCTCACCATCTACAATGAGATATGGGAAGAACTCCAGCATGGTAGAGTTAGATGGAACTACTACCTTGACAAACTCAAAGATGAGCGAAGAAAACATTCAAAGATTTACGAGGCAAAAACTCGAATCTTTAACATCGCTAATGCAGCTTGGTTGCTCATCACCAAGCAATATATGTGGTGGCTTTACGCTTTCCTGATTAAACACAAAGAGAAAGCTGGAACTGGCCTTGGAATTGATTCTTTTGGTCCAGATGCCTCCGCACTTGCAAACAAGTTCCTCGACATGTGTGACTTATTTATGGATAAGGACATTCAATGTTGGGATGGCTCCTTCGGCATTTATTTGTTCGAAGATTTTGCATGGGTAAGTAAGGAATTATTTGCTTTTCTAAGTGCTGAGATGCGAAACTTAGAAGAAATAATGTTGTACGCCCATTATGAGTGTGTCACTATTCGTGAGATAAAACGACGATATGGTAAAACCCTCAAATATTTCACTGCGCGATTTAATATTGAGCGAGTGATTATGGCCACAACCTGTAGAGTTCACTTTGCAGGTGATATTGTATATCGGCCAAAGAAAGGGATGCCTTCTGGTGCCTACATAACAGCATGTGGGAATTGTGGAGGACACCTCATTATAGACGGAATTGTGTTCGCTAGGCTCGTTGATCAACATTGGGCTGAAGTGACACCAGAAGTACGTACGAATTTACAAAACCACGACTGCTTCTATTCCTGTCTTATAACAACGAAAGTAGGCGACGACACTATTGATGGCGTTACTGAAGAAGTTGGAACATGGTATACACCTCTTAGAGTTCACAAGGAGTGGCAAGCTTTGGGATATGTTGTTACCAATGGAACAAAAACCGGTCCACCTGAATGGACTAAGTTTGAAGATTTAACATTTCTGAAATCTAAATTCATTCAGCATCCAGATTACTATCGCCGTTTTCAAATGGCAATTAACAAGGAAGAAGTAATTGGTGAACTTACCAACTGGATACGGTGTGGTCAACCCGAAAAAGAAGCATTAGAACAAAATCTTACTGATGCTCTCCGATTCGCTTTTGCCCACGGGAAGGAGGAATTTCTTCGGATAAAAGATCAGCTTAACGCTATTCTACGACGAGAGGACTTGCCCGAAACTACTCTCTCATACCTGGATTTGCATCGAGAATGGAATTCACAGTATGGAGGAGCAAGAGAAGAAGAGTTGTAAATAAAGATTAATGATAGTTTCCGCCGCAACGAGTGATTATCTGCAAAGCACCTATTTAAGCCTTTCTAAATTCATAGCTATTTTAGATAGCGAGAACAGTGTTCCCGGTTACACGGATAACTTCCGCCCGCTGTTCCAATTTGGAAATATTCTCTACATTATGATAAAAG